ATTTGCTTCAAATTGTAGATTCATTTTGACCTGTAATTATTTGGGCAAAATTATTCCTGCATTACGCCAGGGTAGAACCCAGGTATTTGATTTCAATATGGCAAAGTTCAAGGACGAATTGTTGCCCACCATTATCAAGAGAATAACTGGTATATTGAAATTTGAGAAAATTGAATTTGATGAAGAAGTAATTGCTCCATTATGTGAAGCATATTTTCCTTCATTAAGACAGGTAATCGCAACCATTCAGCAATACTCCCAGGTATATGGGAAAATTGACAATGGCATTTTGTCATTTAAGGATGTTGGCGATGATTTGGCAAATATGATAGTAGAGAAAAAGAAGTTGGTAGAAATACGAAACTACATTGAACAACAGGGTATGAGTTATACTGATTTCTTTAAGAATTTGTTTGATAGATTACCAACGAAAACGAAGAACCCAGCCCAGTGTATTTTAATACTTGCAGAATATGAATTTAGATGTGGGACTTCTTCAGATCCATCATTACAAATAGCTGCTTGTATATTGGAATTAATGGGAATTGTTTAATGTTTGATAGTCAAAAATTATCCTTTGAAAATTTCGTTATGGGATATAAGCACGGTGTTTATATCTTTACTTCGGACAGTTGTAGAGTTTGTCAGGATTACAAACGAGATATAGAATGGATAAATAATTGTTTTCTTTATTTCGTAGATGTGAATACGGAAGAAGAAAAATCTATTTTGGCGAAGATTATTGATAGAACTGCTTTACCAGCTACTGTAGCATATTTGGATAATGAAATAAAATTTATCCGAATGGGTGAAGTATTTGAAGCGGACTGGATTGAGTTTGACCAGTTCTTAAAGCAGTTCCCTGATAAACCTTTACCAAGAGATGAAATACAACGAAGAATTGATAAACAAAAGAATCGTTGTCTTTTGACTTACTACATTTTTCCACAGGATATTAGTGAAGAAAAGAGAACTGAACTAATGAATAAATCACACGAATACAATGAACTACCTATTGATATAGATAGATTATGCATTGGTGTAGATAATAAGGAAAGGGAACGAATGTTAGAAGGTTCTTATCATTTTGCCAAGTTGGTATTATGGAAGGACCCAAATGCAAATATATCAAATTATAGTTCATTTGCGAATGATATTTTGATTGGATATACAAATGCAAACCAAGAGATAAAGTTTTTACAAAGAAATATGGAGTAAATATGATACAAATTATACCTGTAATTGAGCGAACAGAAGAACAAAAAGATACAGATAAGATTTTCTATATTCCAAACAAGATAGAAACTGAAGAAGGCACTGTAGAACTCAATTCCATGTCTGACAAATACAATTATGCGATTGAGAACATTGTATTGAAGCAAGAAGATCCAAATATATGTTTTCACCACTCAGACGCAGAGATTAGAACAGCATTAGATGTATGCGATTACAAATTAAATAATATGTTTGCTGATGGTACTGTTGGTTGTGCTGGTTTGATTGGTACGATTCAGTTAGAGGCCAGTTGTACTTGGTGGGCACCTCGCAGAGAGCAGAATGGTGCAGGTTACATTATTCAGGGTGGTTACCAGCCAAAACTTGATGAAAACAAACAACCGATCAAGAATGAGAAGGGCGAAACATTAATGGAAGCCATAGAATATCCAATGGCTGATTTTCCAGGTAATCACGATTATATGGCAACTGTAGATGGTTGTTGTATGTTCTTCCCAAAGAGAGTATTTGAAGAAGGTCTTCGTTTTGATACGAATTTGAAGGAATATCACTTCTATGATTGTGATATTTGTTTACAGTTATTGGAGAGAGGTCAAAAAGTTACAACTATTGACATTGTAGTAAAACATCAGAGTAGTGGAATACCTTCAAAGAATTTCAATGATTTAAGACTTGTATTCTTTAACAAGTGGAATAAAAAAGTACACGGTCAGTGGCCTATATCAAGAATTAGTAAGTTTTTTAATGAATAAATTAAATACAGATCAAATTATTAGTGAAATGAAGTCAAATTTTATTGGATTGAAATTTGACGTCAAGTATCAGGATAATATACCTATGAATTTAGTGGGATTGTATCACAATTCCCATATATTTGAATTTAATCTATTTGACAAGAGTGTATCATTTAAGAACTTGTATCAGAACTATGTGTATCAAAAGTATATCAAGCCCACAATGCAAAATAGTGAGAAGTTTTTGATAGAAACAGAGGGAGTAAATTTTGATTATAACTTACATAGGTCTCTCCTGATAAAATTAATACCGAAAATCGTTTTAGGGTTCAAAAAATACTATATTAATAATAACGAGGAAAAAATCAATGAAGACTTCAAATGTAGAACCTGAAGAGAAGAAATGTACATTATATGATATGATTTTGATTGCGGAGTCTATCAAGACCCCGTGGCAAGATTTAACTGAAGAGCAACAAAAACTTTGGACACCTTATGTGATTAACAGATTCATATCGTCAAGAGAAGAATATGCTCCATTAATTGCTATGATAGAGAAGTATAGGATAACACCTGAGCAACATTATAACTTTATATGTTCTCTCGTAGATGGTCGCAGAAAGCACTATTTCAATTATAAGGCCTATAAGACTGATAAGGCCACAGATGACGAAAAATTATTGATATGGGCTTGTTCCAAAGAATATGAGATAGGTGCACGAGAAGCTAAAATGTATTTAGCTGACATGACTGACGATATAAAGGCCGAACTTAAAGCAAAATGGAAAGATAGTTACGATTTTGAGCAAAAATAGAATACTTCTCATAAATACTATAAAACAAATAGAGGTATAAAAATCTATGAGAAATTTTGCATCATTTTTGAACGAATCGGTTGGTAGTGGCGACATTCAAAGAGAATCCGCTAAAATCGTTGAATTTTTGAAAAACAAGATTGGTCAGGACTATGTAGAATTAGATGGCCAGAATTATACCAATACAAATGGTACATATTTTGGTTTTCTATATGTAAGTAAGACTGACAACTCTGCAATAAGAATAAATTGGGAAGGTAACACATTCCATTCCATAAACTTTTGGTTAGATTGGGATTATGCGACTGACCCTGCAAAGGAAATCTTTGTAAAGGACGCCGTTCCAGGCAAATCTTCCTTCTCCAAAATTTTGCCAGACATAGCAAACATTTTGAAGGATATAAACTCATTTGACGATGACTCTAATGAGGAAGAAAAAGAAAAGGAAGAGGATGAACCAATTGACGAATCTGTATTGACAGAGAGAAAGGTAGAATTTGACGGTAAGATATTCACCACAAAGAATGATTTGGTGATTCAGTTATACGAAGACGAGAAATCTCTCAGTGAGATTATGAGAGCAACTATGTTGAACAAGGACCAGATAAAATCCATTCTCGCCAAGTACTTATATAGTAAGGGTGGTTCAGTATCTGAGATTGGTAAGGCCTTGAATGCTGACAATAATATGATTCGCACATATGTTGGTTCACCAGATGCTGAAGTAACCAACATCACATTCAATGAGAACATTGAGATTATGACTGGTTTGAAGGAAACCATCGTAATGAACAAGTTTGTCAAGAAGGGTGAAGCACAGTTAGAAGAAGTAGAATATGCTGATCCTGATTTGGTATTTGATGAATTGACAAACTATGTAACGATGTGTGCAAACAAACTATTACCTTCTTTATTAGTAACTGGTCAAGATAAAATTGGTAAAACCTATAATGTAGAAAAGGTTCTCAATGGTATCGGTAAGAAGGATGAAACTTGGATTTTGATTAAGGGTAAGCCAACTGCTGAAACTATCTTTACTACAATATGGAATAATCGTGATAAGGTAATAGTATTTAACGATTGTGATAGTATATTCAAGGACCCAGATAGTTTAAACATTGTTAAAGCTGCATTGGTATCAAACACCACAAGAGATATAGATTGGATAGGTGGAGAAACCGGATTTGTGAATACAGATGATTTGGATGACAATGTTGAAATAGAAGAACGTTGTCAAACTTGGTCAGATGAACACAAGGGTAAAGAGGGTATTCCAAGCCATTTCAAATTTGAAGGAACTGTGGTATTTATCACAGATAACACCAAGGCAGAATTATTCAAGAAGGAGCCTGAATTTGTAGCAAAATGTACTTGCTTTGATTTGGTATTAAATGCACAGAATCCATTAGTAAGAATGGAAACGATTTTGCCATATTTGAAGATTTACAAGGCCACAAATTCAAAGGGAACAGATGGAAAAGAAATCACTAATGAAGATTTGAAATATGAAGTTCTTGATTTCATAAACTCTGATGCTTTCTTAAAGAATCCAAAGGTTCGTGGAAAACAAATTTCGTTTAGAATTTTTGACGAAATTTATAAACTTCGCTATGCCGAATTGGAAAATTGGGAAAAATTAGCACTTTCTTGTAACTAAAGTTTTACTTAAACATTTTCTTTTATCAAAGTATTGCCACCCAGGCAATACTTTTTTATATTTAATGTGATATAAATGCTATAAATATATAGTACAATAAAAGGAGAAGTTAATATGAAGAAGCTATTATTGTCATTATTTGTATTAGCAACATTTGCAATAGGTGCAGATGTTAGACCATTCGTATTTGAGAATGTGTCTCAGGATTTAGAAACCCAACAAGACCAATGGGAAACCCTAGTAAAATATAAACTATGGGGTACAGTTGGTATTTATCTATCCAATGAAGGTTCATTAGCCATTGAAGAACAAAATGGTTATACTGGAACCGCACATGGTAATATAAATGCTGAAAAGGACCATCATTTGGGCGGCCCAATTATAGTCGGTGGTAAATTGACTATTGGTACAACATCCCAATTAACTAATATTCAATTAGCAGGTGGTCCTGTTAGAGCAGATACAATTAGAGTACCTGATTGGGCTGCATCTCAAATGAGTAATTCTATATTTGACGGTCCATATTGTGTAAAATCAGACATTTATAATAATGGAAATGCTTATGATTACACAGTAGATGTTCTAAAATCAAAAATAACTGGTGGTTATTATGTGGGCGAAAACTATGATCAGTGTCCTGTAGAAGTTCCACTTGTTGATACTGCTTTACGAGTACCAACTGTAAATTTAGATACAGTATCTAATTGGGAACCAGGTATTGATCTTTCCCCAACTGGTGAAAATATTGTAATTGGTTATATCCACGTTCCACCTGATTCAGTTTATACAAATGAATATGGTACGGTAGATAAATTCCTTACTAAATTAAGAGTGGCAAAAGTTCCTTCATTTAGAATTTATGTAGTAATGCCACCAACAGGTAGATTAACAAGAATATTTGTTAAAGATGGTTTTGAATTAGATAATTCTCCACATAATCCTCGTATTCAGGTAATGTATGTTCCTGAAGGAAATGTATGGAATAAATCTACAAATCAATGGGATTTAACTGAAGTAAAAGATTCAACTAAATTTACTTATGTTGAAGAATATCAGGGTAACTTGTTATTCTATACAGACAAGAAAGTAGATTGGGGTTCAACTGATGGTCCTGTATATCAGGGTACATTTATTACTACTGATACTATGAGAATTGGTAACGATTTTAGTGTATCAGGTCAGTTGATTGCAAAATACATTTATATTAGAACTCCATATTTGGGTAAATTCAAATATGTACCATTTGACCCACCTGTAATTGATATTGACCCAACAGCATTAGCAAGTGGTAAATTCGTTGAAAATAACACAGATGTAACTTTGCCAGTAAAACTTGATATTGCACCTATTACTAATGTTACATTTAACTATTGCTATAAACTCAAAGATACTGTTGGTATTGCTAGTATTGCCGACTTTAACAATGCTATTCCTGTATGTGGTGTTGATTCTGGCGAAGTAAAAATTCTTAAAGGAACAAAAACACCATTAGTTAGTCCAATACTCAATGTTAAAATTGATGATATTACTGAATATGACGAAAGATTAATTCTTTATGTGTTTAATCTTAATGGTGCAGTTATGCCAAATAAACAATTGTCAGGATATTTCAATTTGACAATTACTGATGGTGGTGTTTTCCAAATTGACACTACAAAAACATATTCAGTTGACGAAAATATTGCTAATGTAGATGTTGGTATTATATCTGTTATGGGAAAAACTGATTCTACTAAACTTTTCCTTTCTCCAAATGATACTGCAAAATATACATTGGATAGTTTAACTGGTTTATTAACATTAAAACTTCCATATGATTATGAAACTACACAATATGATACTATTACTGTAATAGCAAAAGATACTGTACAAATTGATACAGCAAAAATAATTATTAAAGTAACTGATATAAACGAAACACCAAATGTAAATGATAGTACATTAACTGTACCTGAGAATTTGGCAACTGGTGCCACTGTTGGAACAATCGTTGCAACTGACCCAGATATTCTCAATCCTGAATTTAGCACATTATCTTACAAAATCATTGAAAGTGTTCCATTCAAAATTGATAACACTGGTAAGATAACAGTTAAAGATGGTTCACAAATGAACTATGAAACCAATCCTTCCTTCACATTTAGAGTGGTGGTTGGTGACGGTCAATTATTTGATACAGCTCAAGTAGTTGTGAACTTGACAAATGTTAAGGAAAAACCACATATTATAGATGATGGTAAGACTAATTACAATGTAAATGAAAATGAAGCAACCAATTATGTAATTGCGACAATCAAGATAACTGACGAGGATGCTGGTCAATTAGCATCACTCAATTGGGCAATAAAGAATACAACTGGCGCAGATTCATTATTCAAATACACATACAAGGTTGTAAATGATACAGGTAATATCATAATTAGTGTTAAGGACCAATCTAAACTTGATTATGAAAAAATCGTATCAAAGCAGAATTTCAATATTGTAGTAACTGATGCTGATGGTTTGAAGGATTCTATTGAGAAAACCATTACAGTACTGGATGTAAATGAAGCACCAGTATTGAATGATACAACCATTACATTGAGCGAGAATATACCAGTTCCTTCAATCGTTGGTACATTGAAAGCAAATGACGAAGATACAACTTCCGCATTTAGACAAAATGAATTTGCTATCATTAGTGGCAATAGTAATTTTGGAATAGACAAAACAACAGGTCGCATTACTGCTACAAAGATATTTAACTATGAGACTGACGATACTGTATTCACATTGAAGGTTAGAGTATATGATAAGAATGACCCAACATTGAGTGATACAGCAACAGTAACTATTAAGATTAGTGATACAAATGAAGGACCAAAATTTGCTACAAACGATACAACCTTCTTTGTGGATGAAAACACACCAGCCGGCACAATTGGTAATATAGCTGCCATTGACGAAGATGGCGACCCAATTACTTACAAAGTGATTGGTAGTGTTCCATTTACTGTTGATGCATCTGGTAATGTAAAATCTACTAGAACCTTTGACTATGAAACCGAAACTGGATTCACATTCAAGGTAGTTGCTAGTGATGGTTCAATTACTGACACAGTGAAAGTAAATGTGAAGGTCAATAACGTAAATGAAGAATGTACTGTAAGAGATACAACCTTTGCAATAAACGAAAATTCTACTGGCAAGGTTGGTAATGTAAATGCAAAGGACAAGGATAAAGATAATCTATTTGGTACAATAACATATAGCATTAGCGATTCTATCAATTATCAAATTGACAAGGATGGTAATGTATTTGTTAAAACACCATTGAATTATGAAGATAATACTTCCGTAACTGTAAAGGTTTACATTACTGATGGAACATTCAAGGACACTGCTACTGTAAAGATAAATGTAAACAATGTTCCTGAAGATATAGTAATAAATGGTAAGGTTACACCAGTAAATGAGAATGTAGAAATTGGTACACCAGTTGGTTATATCAATGGTTTGGATGGAGATAGTACAGATGTTACATACACCATAAACACCACTGACTTTAAGATTGACCCAATTACTGGCGTAATTACAACCAATTCTAATCTTGATTTTGAAACGAAAGATGAATATCCTGTTAAAGTAACTGTAACTTCTATTGATGGTTCTACAAAGGATACTTCATTTACTATCCACGTATTGAATGTAAATGAACCAGTTCATGTTAAGGACACTACATTAGCTGTAGACGAACACACAACAGGACCAATAGGAAAGGTTACTGCTTATGACGAGGATAATGAAGAAGTATCATATAGCATAGACGATACAACCAATTATTCTATTGACGATAATGGAACAATTAGTGTAATTAAACCATTTGATTACAAGGAAAAGACTGAAGATACAATAACAGTCTATGTAACTACACCAAATGGCGACAAGGACACTGCACAAATTATTGTCAAGATAAACGATGTAAATGACCCACCAACATTACAGCCAAATGATAGTTTGACTGTTCCTGAAAATTGTGATACTTGCGTTGTGGGTAAGATTACTGCCACAGATCCTGACAATGACCCAATAGTATATAAGGTTGTTGAAGAAGGATTTGAAATTGATACTAATGGTATATTGACTATAACAAAACCACTAGATTATGAAACAACAGACGAAGTCACTATTACAATTATCGCAACTGATAAACCAAAAACAGGCACACCTGTATCTGATACATTGACATATAAAGTTAAGATTACTGATGTGAATGAACCTGTACACGTCAATGATACCACTTTCACTGTGCCTGAAAACGATACCACAAGTTGGGTATTAATAGGGAGTGATGAAGATGGAGATTCTCTTAAATGTTATAGCGGCGTTAGCGACCATTATATTGTTGATTCTAATTGTACAATTTCACTAATCACACCATTTGATTTTGAAAGCACACCTGAAGATAGTATCACTGTTTATGTAACTGATAATCGTGGTTCTCTTGATTCAGCCAAAATCAAAATCAAAGTATCTGATGTAAATGAGAAGGTAACAATCACTGAAGTTGATGATAAACCAAAACAAGATACTATCAAAACAAATAACCCAGACCACAATGCTGAATACAAAATTTGTGAAGGCTCTGATTGTGAACTTGGTAAGATTGACATAACAGTCAAACACGATACAACTGTAAAGGTTTGCAATACTAAAGGTACTGTTTGCGACTCTGTAGTATTCTTGTTCAACGATGTTCCACCTGTAGTAACATTAGTCAATGCGAAAAATACAACTGCTGACATTGACTATATCACTATTGAGGAGCAAAAAGATGACAAGGTCTACGTCAATAAGAAGGAAAATGAAATCAAGGTAGTTGTGGAAGATACACTCAGACATACAAAACAAGAGTTCCCAATCACTGTAGAACTTGATACTGTAAAGAATGTATCTAAGGCAATTACTGAATATAAATTCATACTTGACGAAACTAAGGCTACTATTATCCCAATTGGTAATGGTTTGGCTGAAATGAAAGAAATCATTGTAGATAGTAAGACTGGCGATAGTGTAGAAATCGTTGTATTGGTAGATGCACAAACAATGGAAAGAAAGGATAGTGTTCAGACCATTACATATACAAAGAAGGTAGATGGTAAACTTGTCACTGTAACATATCAAGCTGACGATATGACTGGTGAGAGAGTAACTGACTACCAGGTAGCATACAATATAGATTCTGCTACTATTGTTACTTACTCTTTGAATGATAAGAAAGAAATAGTCAAGAACGAAGAAGGTAACATTGGATATTCTATCCAATACGAATATACTGATGAATATGGTAACAAATCCAAGGCAAAGATTGACATTGTATTTGATAATATTCCACCTGTTGTAGAGATTCTATCTCCAATAGAGAAGGAAATCTTCAAAACAAATGCTGTAGAAGTAAAATGGACTGTGAATGGAGAAGTTCAAGATACATTGACTTTGCAGAGATTGGAAAAGGGTGTCAATGCTATTACACGTAGATATGTGGATAAGGCTGGAAACGAAGCCATTGCTACTGTAATAGTGATTATGAAAGAAGCCAAGGATATAGATGTTCAAATTATACATCCTGTCACAGAGATTAGTCAAGAAAAGGTTGACGAATATTATAGTGAAGGAAAGAAGTATAATCCTGAAAAACCATATGAAGTAAAGATAGTAGACCCTAAGACTGAAGAAGTTCCAGATGCTATCGGTGTTGGATTCTTGGTGGACATCGCATTACCTAGTGTATCTTCAACTGGTGGTTTAGCCACATTGGATGATATAGTCAAGAATGGTCAGATTCCAGTAGACGATAATGGTAACATCGTTGGTGCTTCTACGAAGGGTATTCCAGTTGACAAATATGTAAATGAACATTGTACTGCAGAGTTCGTGGAAGAATATAATCAAAAGGGTCTAAATATCCCATTGTATGATATTAAGTATCAGTTACATTTGTGGATATGGACTACAACTGCCGGTTATGTAAACGATTTCTTTATAGAATATACGCTTAATGACCAGGCTGTGGCATCGGAGGCTGGCACTGTTCAAATGGTAATAGATTGGCTAGCCGATAAGAATGGCTCAGTAAACGCTTCTAATGGGCATCAATTGGGTACCTCTAGTTATATCACTAAACTTTATAGTAAATCTATCGCAAAACATCGTTGCGACTACAAGGAACAACGTAAGGGCGAGAGAACTGTAAAGAAGGAAGAAACTACCAAGGTATTTGGTTACAAGAGACCTATAAAGAAATAATTGAGATCTTCTTTTATTGTATAAATGGGTATTGGTTTTTACCAATGCCCATTTTTTATAAATACTATAAACCATTAGGAGAATTTATATGAAATTAGTTGAAGCAAAAGAAATTCTAGAATCACAAGGCTACATTTGTGAAGGCCGAAAGAAATCTGAAGAAGAACAAGTAGAAGATTATGTAATTGACAGATTGAAAGGTGTTGGTTTTGAAGAACCTGATTGGTGTGGTGATGGTGACGGCTATGAATGGGAAATGGACTGTGAAACTGATGGTTATAGAATAGAAGTAGTATGCTTAAATCAAAAGAAATATCTTTTATGTGTAAAAGATGGTTATAACGAAATAGATTTAAAAGTTCCTGGTGTTAGAGCATTTAGAAGTGATAGAGCTGGTAATGGTTATCATTGGACTAACTATGAAAAACTTCTAACGGATATTGAAAAAGTAATTATTTACCTTCACGATGAGATGGACTAATTGAACATTATATTGAAGAATCGGAGTATTAATATGCTATTAGAAGAAGCTAAAAAATATTTAAATCAGAATGGTTATATCCTTGAAGATACTGAACCATTGGATGATGAATTTGAAGAACTACGTAATGAAATTCGTAAAGAGATAATTAATAATCCTGATAAAATATCATTGAGTAATAAACTTTCTAAAAAACATAGTGAACTAATGGATAAGGTTCGTGATAAATCTGTTGAGAAAAAAGTCAATGATGCTGTTAATTTTAATATGAGAAATTTCTTTTATAAATTAGAAGAAAAATTTGATATTTACGATTTTTCATATGTAACAGATGAATATGATATAGATAAAAAATATCAATCAAGAGAATATTTCTTTGAACATGATGCTGACCCTGATGATAGAACTGCCCTATCTTATAATGTAGAATTGAAAGTAGATTACTATGATGAAAAAGGTATTATTAAATTGTGGTTAATTGAATGGAAAAAGAAAAAAAGAAAACATACGATAATAGAACTTACTAGAATAGATGATGCTGTTGAAGAAGTATTTAAATGGTTTAAAGCAAATACAAAAGGATATAAATTTTATATGGATTAAATGAGGTAAATATGAATTTAAATGAAGCACAAGAAATTTTAAAGAACCACGGTTTTCTATGCGAATCCGAAGATGTGGATGTAGAAAATCTTAAAGAGGGCGACAAGTATCTTCTTTGGGTAGCAGGTAAATATCAATATAGACCAATAGGTATTATCACATTACTTGAACCTGATACATATGTTCAGCGTCAAGATAAAGGTTCTGCTTGGATTTGTGAAATTCAAAGAGCAGAATCTGGTCCTGTAAAATATGAGGTTGGCGAACATATCGCATATACACACGGCACATATGGTGATGCTATCGTTTATCCTGCTATTACTTGGGAACATACTTACAAAATCGGAAACGAAACTGAAGAGCAATCATTCAAATTCTTTAAGAATGGTACAGTATGGTATAAAACTGAACAAAAGAATCTTGCCTTCAAAGAAAGAAAAGATTACACATATTATATCACAAAAGACTTTGACAAAATGAACAAGTATTGGTGGGATTATAGTGAGGATGGAAATTCCATTACTAACCCAAGAGAAATTGAAGAAGTCTTTGAAGAACATCCTGAATTGAGAAAGGAATTTGAGGGTAAAAAGAGAAGATACTACGATTTACACAAATAATAAGTTCTACAAATAAAATAAAAAATGATAGGGCTCTACACGGGCCCTATTTTTATTTTATATTTGTCTACATACAAAAACAAAATAGTGGAATGAAAATTTAGAAGTTTGAAAAAATGAAAATGTTTTCACAACAAAAAATTTAATTCTATATTTTGTTATGTAATCAAAAATGATTATACAAAAAACAAAAATCTAAACATTAAACATTAACAAGGAGTAAACTATGTTTAGTAATTATGTATTGAATACCCACGATGGCCTCACCTATGAGGTTACAAGTTCCACAATTCAGTCTCGTAACCGTGTACAGGTTGCTGGCACTACCGTAAAGAATGTTCGTCACGTTCAGGTAGCAAAGAATCATCTCCGTCCATTGACCGAGTTTGAGGCAGGTGTATGTATGGCTGCCGAACAGATTCTCCGCAACAAGAAGGCTATGAGCGAAAGTGAAGCAACAATCGTATGGCTTTCCCGTTCCCTCAAGAAGCAGGTAATGGCATAATATGAACATTTGGCGTATTACGAAGTATCGTTGCGACCAAAATGGAATCCCTTATGGCGACCCCATACAGTCCTTGTGTTATACACAGGAACTTATGGAGTCCTATAAGAATCCAAAATTTGTTCTAAAAATTGAAGAAGAAGTCGCAATAAATCAGTATAAAGTAATTTGGACTAAGGAAGATTACAATGAGAGCGACAGGTAATAAAGTATTTCTCCAGCGTGAAGAAAAGAAATCGGCTGCTGGCATTATCACACCATTAGCAAAGCAGGGTTTGGCTATTTTTACAGTAGCCGCTGTTGGTCCTGGTGAATGGAATGTATTTACCGGTGAACTAATACCAATGAATGTTAAGGTTGGTGATAGAGTTGTAGCTGATGTTACTACTGCACCCGAGATTGTAATTACCAACAAAACAACAGGCACAAAAACAAAGTACAATGTTGTTCCTGAGAGCAGCATTCAAATGATAGTAGATGCCGATGAAGATGTACAATAAATTTGAGGTATGTTAAATGAAGCTATTAGATGATAAAATGATCTTGCGTAATTTAACAACACAAACCGCAGGTGGATTGTATATCCCTGGAATTGTTCAAATTGCTTATTCAATGTTTGAAGTTGTCAGTTTAGGCGAAGGCCATTTTGACAAACGCATTGGAAAAGTAAAACCTCTTCCAAAAGGATTAAAAGTAGGCGACCGAGTATTGGTAAATATAGGCGTTCTAAAACCAATAAAGGTTAAAGGCGAAAAATTATATGTATGCCCAAATGCAGAGGAAGCCATTTTAATTCTTGATGATGATGAAACATTATAAATAAAGTAGGTAAGCACAATGAATATGAAACTAACTATAATAACATTAATTTCAATGTTCGTTTATGCTTACGCTTTAGTTTGTTTCGGAATAGTAGGACCTTATTTTCAAGATATAGCCCTCGTAATTGGTGGTTATATTTTGAAATATGGTCTTATTCTTTTTGGTTTGTTTATGTCTGCGTTTCTACCGGTGAGAGTTAGTCAAGCTTTAAAAAAGAGAGAACAGACAAAGTACGAAATAGAATCAGAGCGAAAAATTATAGAAGCAGCTCAAAAGCAAAAACAACTAAATAATAAAATAATGGATGAATATATTAAGAACGAGGATGCTGTATAATGGCACAGACACTTGAAGAAGAAGTAAATACACCTAAACATTATCGTACACATGAAAGTGGGCTAGAAGCAATTGAGATTACCCGTTGGTTAATCGGTGATTTGTCAAATGCTTGGAAATATGCGATGCGATATGAAGATAAGAACACACCCAAGAAGGATGTAATGAAACTTTGCTGGTATCTAAATGATTTTCATAAACATTTTATAGATAGTAATAATATGGTTGCTAACTATACATTGAATGAACTCCCTAGTGAAGTAAAATATGATATGTTGAAGGTCATTGAATATGAACCAGTTCCACAAATTAAAGAAGTCTTCAAACAAATTTTTACTTTGTACGAATGTCAAGGAATTTTAATTCCTTCTGAATGGAATAAAATGCTTGATGATTTGGCAAGTTATGCAAACACATTAAATTAACGCAAATATATTGACAACTAAATTAGATGTAAATATATTTGTAATCATTCAAAAATACAAAAAAGGAAAAATACATTATGTCAAATTTAACTATTACATCAACTAAAATTTTGCCTATTTCAAATGGTAAGGGTGGTTGTGTTGCTATTGCTCAGCTTGTTTTCAACGATGCTTTGAAGTTGACTGGAATTAAGCTTATTGATAATGGTACACATCGTTACATTTCTTATCCTCGTAATATGAGCAACAAGCAGAAGAAGTCCTTCTTTTTCCCTGTAAATAAGGAAATTGCTGAATCTATTAACGATAGATTGTGGGCTGATTATTCCAAGCTTAATGAGAGTAAGTAATAAATGAGAAAAAAGAGTTTTCCAACCCCTCAACTAATCCCAAATAAAAAGAAGGAGATGTTGAAAATCATTCAGAACCCTGAAGCGATGAAAAGGGTAATGGAACTCATAAATTCATCTTCAAATTTATTTGATAAATCAAAGACTGTCAAGGCTATCTCTATGTTAGATTGGGTAGAAAGAGCAATAGATATTCTCCCAGAAGATATGGAGCAGCGTGACAGTTTTTGTGATAAATTAAAAGAATTAGTAGATAACTACGGAGTAAACGATGGCACTTGTATTGAACAACAAGAACATAACAACTAATGAATTTGTCAAACTTATAGTTTGTTCGGTTTTAGAAGACCTAGAAATCAATTTTGACGAATATGCTAAAATCTATGTAAACGATTATGATACATTGACTGAAGCAGAAAAAACGAAAATCGCCGAATGGAAAGTAAAGATTTTCAATAGACTTAACAACTGTATGAAAAGGGATGAAATAAAGCGTCATGTCTAAGTTCATTGTTGGAAATAAATATAAGGACCAACTTGGTCAAGAATATACTTTTTTGAGCGAGAGTAATGGGATAGCAATATTTCAATTTCGTAATGTTCAAAAGAAATTAAAACTAATTGAATCGTTTGGCAACATTTCTATTGCGTGTAATTCTCGGTATTCAGATTAAAAGCGGGATACAAGAAGTAATTTACGATGAAGATATAGATGGTGTTAGACTAAACCAAAAACACATTTTTAATCTTAGTGGAGAAACTTATGTCAATTTGTTCAAAAGACATAAAGAAGAAAAAGAAGGTAGATAAGAAACAGCCCATCAAGAAGGATGATATAAAGAAGAAACCTTTGAAGAAGGACGAAGTTGAAAAGCAACCTGATACTTCACAGTTATCTAGTGATCAGGTAGAAGCATTACAGGGTCGGAGAAGTTCCACCTGGTGCTATGCAAATGAATCCAATGATTATCCCAGACTTCTTTAATAATTTAAGAAACAATTATTATGTAGCAAATAAAATCATTTGGTTAACTGGTTTCATTGAATGGGGTATTATCACAGAGGTTATGCGTAGATTAAACTTCTATGATGATGGTACAAAGGACCCAATAACCATTTGTATTGCTTCTCCCGGTGGCGAATGTGATGCTGGTTGGGCCTTAATTGATATGATTGAAAAGCTCAAGAAGAAGGGAATTGAAGTTAGAACAATTTGTGCTGGATCTTGTAGTTCAATGGCGGCTGTAATTCTTGCTGCTGGAACCAGGGGTCATCGCTATGCATTCCCATCTTCAAGAATAATGATTCACCAGGCCGGTATTGAATTAACTGGTGGTAAGTTAGATGATATTGCTAATACTACCAAAGAACTTCAATATTGGACTGACATTTCTGCCAAGTTCCTTTCCAAGGTAACAAAGAAATCTTTGAAGGATGTAGAAAAAGAACTTTGTTATGACAATTATATGTCTGCCAGTGAAGCAAAGAAATTTGGCATAATAGATAAAGTAGAAGTGGTTTTGGCTTAATGATATTATCATTAGACGAAATAAAAACAAGACTTATCCAGGAAAAAGACCTACAACCATGTGGGTCTTATTCCACAGATAAACAAAAGCAAATTCAGGATACAATGACTATTCTTGCTGAACTAATGTTAAAGTATCCTGAACGAATTGCTGAAATAGAAGAATCTATATCTGATGGCGAAGAATTTAGATGTTATTTTGAAGATGAAGAATCTTTAAGAGATTTAAAAGAACTTCGTTATAGTGATACAGAACGATTTTATCGTATTATACGCAAGGAAGAATTGTTTTTGAATACTTGTTTGCAAACTTTCGGATTTCATAATTATTTGGTATCATTAAATCCTGACAAGCTATTTGGCGATTTATAAATAGAATACAATACAAGGAATAAAATATGAATTTTCGTGATTTTGTAAAAAGAGATAATACTAGACGAGTTCAACCTGAACCGGAAGAACTTGAAGAAGAATACATAGACGAACCAGAAGAAGAGGTAGAAGATATGGACTATGAAAATGAAGAAGAATACTATGAGGAACCTTCTCGCCCCGTACAGCGAGTGGTTCGCCAAGAGCCAAAGGTTCAACCAAGACAAGTACAGCGACCAGTACCAGTTCGCCAGAGTCAGCCAGTGTATCGTCCACAGCCAAGACCTATCCAGCGTCAGGCTATGCCAGTTGAACAATATAACCGTCCAATACAAATTAGCAAAAAACAATTAGCAGAAAATACTATTGAGAGTACTGCTAATACTTTGACTGAAGCCATTAAGAGAAAGGTAGATACTATATTCTATCGTTTTGGTATTCAGGGTTTGGAAAAATTGGATGAAAAGATACTTGATACTATTGAAGAATTACAATATCCCGAACCAAAACCAATTAAGAAATCTGGAGTAAATATGAGAAGAGTTCCAGCAAGAAAAGTGGTTCGCAAACCAAAGCCACTTCCAATTCAAGAGATAGTGCCACCTGTTTACGAAGAACCAATTGAAGAGGTTTACGAAGAACAGTTGCCACCTGAACCAATTTATGAAGAAGTTCAGGAACCAATTCAGGAACCAGTTGAAGAACCTGTAGAAGAGGTAGTAGAAGAAACCCCAACCACAGTTCAAGAAAACAAGGAACCTGATATATTTGAATTGGCTAACCAACTATTAGACATAGAGCCTGAGAAGGAAATGGTACATGAAGCTAAGGGTAGTAATCCTGTATTTGACGAAATGCCATCAATGCCTGCTCCAGCTGCTAAACCAGCACCACAGGAACCTGTTCAAGACTTTAATTTTGAGGTTCCACCTGTAGAATCACCAAAATTAGTAACTATGCCAAGTTTGGATGAAGCTATGAAACAAACTGATAATGTAGAATTAGCCGAAGTTCCAACTGAAGCACCAGCAACAAAGAAACCAAGAAAGAAGAAGGCAACAGCAACTAATGAAGAAAAATAAAACTGATAGAAAGCAGAAAGAAGTCAAAGATATGGTAGTGGTGGATGGTACCGTAGTGGAGGCCTTCGCCAATGCTATGTTTGATGTAAAACTAGATAATGGAAACATTATCAAATGTACTTTATCAGGGAATATCCGTAGATTTAAAATACGAATAAACCCCGAAGAGCGAGTTCAAGTTGGAATAAGCATATATAATAATGAGGTAGGACGTATCCTATATCGTTATAATTAGGAGGTGCAATTATGGAGATTCCAAAGTATAAAACCAATCGAAGGATAACCTGGGAAGAGATGTGTGAGGAATTTCCTGATGTAGCCCAGCAGATAGTTCAAGAAGACCAGTGGAGCCAGTATGAGCGAAAACCTGACTTCACGGAGGTGGATAAAACCATAATGCCTTGGATACCAGAGAAGGTGCGAGAAGGCAAAGAAGACGAGAGAATAGATACAATAATGCTCACGAAATAGAATGAAGGCCCATTATGGGCCTTTTCTTATAAATAGTATATAATGGATGAAGAAATTGAAAATGTGAAGAAACTATGGAAACGACTTGAAGAAAGTTTGTCAGACACAAACTCTCAACGAGGTTTACATAGGTTGGTTAATAATGCGGAGATGTTATCTGCGTATATGGAAGCCAATGGTATATTAAATGAATCGTCCAAAGCATTACTTGACTTGGAACAAAAGGGTGCGAAAATCAATATGTCTACTCATAATAGAGAAATAGACAATGCTTTGGTTTTCGTAATCTTAAAAGGTTTAACTACACTACCTACTAAAACTGAAGCATATCGTATGGGGTTGATTGATGCTAAGGGTAAACTTATTAGAAAACCAAAGACTGCCAAAGAAAACGAATGTATTAGTAATCTTGACTTGTTATTCTACAAACTTCGCGAGTGGTTAATGCCACGAATGGCATATTTATCTACTGTTAGCTGGATTAAGGGTGTTATGAATAACATTAGAGGTCAAAACTATTTTAAGAATGCAGGTATTCTAACTAGACAGTATGCAGTTCGTAAAGTTAATGATGAATTATATAAAATATTGGAGCATTAAAATGGAATTAAATGAAGCTATAAAAATATTGAAGGAAAACGGTGCTTTGGTTGAAGCAGCAATGCCTGAAGCAACAAAGGCAGTGAGGAAAGCAGATGATGCTATATTCAATGCTGAGACACTAAAAGATGTAATTACTGCTTTGCAGAAATTAGATGCTGCTTTACCAGATATGGATTTTTATGTTGAAGGCATTGCTATCAGATTGAAACATCCAAAGAACCAAGAACCTTGGATTGAAATGCGACCAAGAGAAAATGATTCAACATGGTATGGGGTAAAATAATGGAATTGAATGAAGCCAAAAAGATTTTAAATAATGCAGGTTTTATCCTGGAAGATACTGATGATTGGGATGAAGCTGATATGCCAGCTGGTATGTCTGATAAAGACAGAGCAGAAATGGCT